GCTGTAATCTTTACTGCGATAAGTATATGTAGAAGTTGGTTTTGGAGAACAATATTTGATAGGATAAGAATATGAAAACTAATTTAAGAGTATTATCTTTAGGAGCTGGAGTTCAAAGTACAGTCTTAGCTTTGATGTGTTCAGAACAACATCAAGAATTACCAAAAGTAAGTTGTGGGATATTTTCTGATACTATGAGTGAGCCAGATGAGGTGTACACACATTTAGATTGGTTAGAAAAACAATTATCTTACCCAATATACAGAGTTAAAAAAGGTAATTTAAAAGAAGATTTATTTAAAAAAGGTAGAACCTCATCTATTCCAGCTTATACTAAAAATAGAGAAACTGGATCTAAAGGTATATTAAGACGACATTGTACCCAAGATTATAAAATAAATCCTTTACATAAAAAGATAAGAGAGTTGTTAGGTGTTGGTTATAAACAAAGAGTTCCTAAAGGAACAATGGTAACTCAGATCTTTGGTATATCTTATGATGAAATAATTAGAATGAGAGTGTCTAATAAACATTATATTAAATATGAATATCCTTTAATTGATAAAAGAATGAGAAGGCATGATTGTTTAGAGTGGATGAAAAAAAATAA